CTAGCCAGTGTTCCGGCCCTGTTCCGCCTCGGCCTTTCTACGCCTCTCCGTGAACCGCGTCCGCTCGGCCTTCATGTGGGCGTCCATCGCCGCCGGAAGCGCGTCCAGTTCGTCGTCCCACAGGTGCCCGTAGATGTCGAGCGTCATGGCCGCCGACGCATGCCCGAGCATCCGCTGAACCGTCTTCACGTTCGCACCCGAGTGGATCGCCAGCGACGCCGCGGTATGCCGGAGCTCGTATGTGTCGAGCTCCCCCAGCCCCGCCTTCTCGACCATCGTCGACCACACGTTTCGCCACCGCGCCGCGGTCCATTGCTCGCCTGACGCTGTCGTCAGCAACCACTCCCCGCGCGCTCGACCCTCGGTTGCATTCTCGAGGTCGAGCAGAAGGTCACCGCCGACTGGGACGTCGCGATGACGGCGGGTCTTCGTCTCGTCGACTACCCCAGACTGGTCGATGTCGCGCATCACCCGCAGCCGCCCGCGCAGCGCGGCGAGGTCGCCGACCTGAAACCCCCACGACTCACCCGGCCGCACGCCGGTACGGGTGAGGACGTCCACGACCAGGCGCTCGTGCCGGCCCGGCGCCGCATCGCGCAGCCGGTCCAGCTCAGCGACCGACAGATACCGTCGCTCGCTGACCTTTTGCCGCGGGATGTCGCCCTTCCGCATCGGAGAAGCCGGGATGATGCGCTCGTCGACCGCGGTCTGCAGCAGTGCTCCGAGGACGATCCCGACCTTCCGTTGTGTCGCCTCCCCAACTGGCTTCGACTCGCCCTCCTTACAGCCGCGCGTCGTTGTCAGTATTGGCAGCCATGCGGCGACGCCGGACCGGGTGATCTGCGCGCAGGCTGTGCCGCCCCATTTCGCGTCGATGTGCTTCCAGGCAGCCTCGTAGCCGGCCCGCGTGGACTTCGACTTGCCAGCCTTCGTCGCCCACCAGATCGGCCACACCTCGCGAAGGGTGATGTCGCGGTTGGCCTTCGCGATGTAGGTTCCCGAGTCCTGATCAGTGCGCACCTTCGCGATCGCAGCCTCGGCCGCGTCTCGGGTGGTGAAGGTACGCGAGACCTCGCGGCCGGCCTCGTTCCAGACCGCGAGCCAGCGCTTACCCGTGCCGTAGCGCGCAGTACGGATCTTGCCCTTCCCGTTAGGGTTCGGCGTCATCCAAAGGTCGCGAACGCGCGCCATAGACCTAGCCTTCCCCTCTCCGCCACCCGACCGAAGCGATCAGTCGAGATCGTCAAACAGCGACACATCTTGCGGTGCGTCACCCAACGCGACTAGCCGATACGACCATCGTCCGCGTGGGCCAGCCTTCTTCAGTGGACGGACCCGCTCAAGAACCGCGATGACCGGTCGGTCAATATGAGCCTTCACGGCATCTACGAGATCGTTCTCAAATGCCCCTTCATAGGCACGCGTATTCGACTCGAGATAAAAGATCCGACGACGGGTACGCATGCCGTCTATTCGACCGGTTACCTCTATCGACTCTCGCTCCATTTCCACCCCCTCTTTCAGGCCCTCCGAAATTCGTCGAGCCTGATCCAGGGTCACAATAGATCCGTACTGATCTCCAAGATGGGTAGTTAGACTCATGCCAATTCCTGCCGTCTGCTCGACAGCGAGAGCAATATCGCGAACCGCATTCAATGGGGCGCGGTCGCGAGCAAAGGTGGCTGACACGGCCTCTTGATCATCCGCACTAACAGGCAGCACTTCAATAAGCTCACGAGCAGCCTTTTCGGCCATCGTCTCGACGCTGTGCGCATAGAAGAGTTGGCTGTCAACCTCAGATGGCGACTCGAACCCGAACTCAATTCTCCGCCCGAACTGGCGGCGCGGAAATAGCCGCGCAAGATAGCGGTCAGTTTCACGCAACTGGGTGGCCGCCGACGATGAATTCGCTAGATACTTACTCATTCGAGCAACAGCGTTCTGAACGGAACTGGAAACCACCGCCAGCGCGCTTGCGTCAATATCTTCCGAGAAATCGACTGCCAGTATAGGGACTCGTCCACCGTCGCCAAATTTGACATCTGCCGCGGACAGTGAAGCGCGGGCTAAATTATCGAGCCATGTGTCGCCTGCGATTTGGTGACGCATGTCGGAGAATCTACTCACAGCGACACCTCCACATATCCCTTTTCGATGCCTTCAAATACCTGGCCATCGTGGCCCTTCACAGCTGACCATGTCTCATGCCAGTCATCTTCGTGACCCGGGAAGCAGAGGAACCCGTCGAGCATTGATGCGACTGGCTTCACATGTTCAAGGCCAAGGTAGATGGGGGGACCGACAACAACATCCTGCAAGGTAAGGAGCGAATAGAGCTGCCCTCGCTCCTGCTCGTCGAGGTCGAGGAGTCTGTTCCAGTCATCGGGCAGGATGAGCACCGAGGCGTCACAGGGCGCGTCATCGCGCCTGGTAACGATGTGCCCGGTGATCCACAGTCGGCCAGCACCCACGGTCTTCCTGGCAGCCTGATGGAAGACCCGAATCGCAGTGAACATTGCCTCGCGATGCTGCCGATCGGGCGCATCTTCCACGCACCGCTCGTGCAACTCTGCAAGGTCGGCGGGGTGGCACCCTGATGGCAACAGGCCCTCACTCGTCCAGTTGGGCAGATTCACCCCCGCACCTTCCCCCTGTTTCGACTGCTCTGGTTTGCATAGATACCTGGACCGGCCTTAGCCATCATGGCCAGCGGGTCGTCACTCACGGATTTCGTCGCGGCGGTACCGCCTGACCGATTCCCCGCCTCATCCCCAGGAGGGGCCGCCGCCGAAGGATCCGTCACCAGAGGATCCGTCGCCAGAGGATCCGTCACCGGAGGATCCGTCAATGGCTCGTCGTTACGTGAACCCTCGCGAATCCGCCGCACCATCTCTTCGGCTAGCTGGAGGTCAGTCGCGTCCAGCAACGCGGCCTGGACACCGCCACGACTCGCCTCCTCCGCGCTGATGACCCCGAACGCTATGAGTCCGTCGATCGGATCAGCACCGAAGTGGTGCGCAATGTCGACCGCAAGCGCAGGGTCCCTTGCTTCAATCCGCCGCCGAACCGTCACGTGGTTGATCTCTAAGGCTGACGCGAGCGACCGAAGGGATGCCCCGTTGCTGACGGAGTCGACCCATCTCTGCGCGGGGGTGGTTTCCACACTCCCCAGTGTGGTGCAAATTTGCAACACCCGCAACCGCCCTCACCAGCGACTTACGTCCACAGGAGCGACATCCGGGTAATTGCATGTTGCAGATTCTCGCCACGGTGGTTACTGTTGTAACCACGCCGAGGAGGTGAACACCACGACATGCCACGCATCACCCTCAACACAGCGGCGCTCGAAAGGCTGCAAGCCCTACACGCGCTCAATGAATCAACGACCGCCAGAGCCATTGGTTGCGATCGCGCCACGCTCCGGCGCATCAAAGACGGCGCGAGCCCGTCAGCGGCCTTCATAGCCGGAGCGGTCCTCACGTTCCGAGTCCCGTTCGAATCGCTATTCGCCGTTGCCGAATGCGATGCAGTGCCCGCATGAAGAAGCCGTCAGCTGCTGCAACAGCTGACGGCCAGTGACACGAAAGGAATCCACATGTCAGAGGCCAATGGTACGGCAGTCGCACCTACGGGTGGGGCCTCGCCGTTTGACGATGCACGCGAGGTGCGATCCGATGGAACCGAATTCTGGTCGGCCCGCAAGCTCGTACAGCTGACCGAGTACGAGACGTGGCGTAACTTTGCCGCCGCGGTCGAACGCGCCAAGATCGCATGCCAGAACAGCGGATCCGCACCTCAGGATCATTTTGTCGACGCCGTCAAGATGATCGAACTCGGCAAGGGCGGCCGACGGGAGGTTGAGGACTTCGAGCTGTCCCGCTTCGGTGCGTACCTCGTCGTGATGAACGGGGATCCCCGCAAGATGGCGATCGCCGCGGCGCAGGCCTACTTCGCTATCCGCACTCGTCAGGCGGAGGTCGCTGAACGTGGGCTCGCCGATGTGATCGACCTGGCCGCAGCAAGGCTCCGCCTCATCCAGACCGCACAGGGGCTGATCGACCCCGGCCATCTTGAGGCGAAGGCTCGGATCGTCCTGGCCCGCGGTCTCGGCGACGCCCCCGAGTTGGACACGGCAACCACGCCCTTGTATGCGCAGACATACCTCGAGGAGAAGGGGCTCGACCGCACCGAGATCAAGTCGATGTCACCGGTGTTCGGGAAGCGGATCAAAGCCGCGTACGTGCTCGAGTACGGCAAGGACCCAAAGCAGTACCCACTCGAGACGGCGACTGGCCAGGTTCGGAACGTGAACGCTTACACGGAATCCGATCGACCGCTGCTCGATGCAGTGTGGGCCAAGTACTACGGGGGGGCCGCATGAACGTGCGACTGCTGACCGTCGCCCAGGCCGCTGGACACCTCGGGGTATCGACGAAGACGGTGCAGCGCATGTACCGCGCCGGCGAGGTCCCCCACGTCCGGCTCGGAACGCCGCCTCGGTGGGTGCGGATTAGCCAAACAGATCTCGACGCTTTCATCGCTCGACGCCGGATCGAGGTGGCGATGTGACCCGCAGTCCGTGGTTGATCTACCCGGCCGTCATCGTCCTGTCTGCAGCCGACGCAGTCCTCGAGTTCCAGCGGGACGCTGTCGCCGCTGCGACGCGGGCGCTGCTTCGGCTGGTGGCGGCATGACTTCCTACCGGGTCAACGCCAGGCCGGGGCGCGAGGACGCGCACGTGTACATGGTCGAGGAGTTTGTCACCGGCCGGTGGGTCGAGATCGGCGGCCCGTTCACCACATGGTCGGCCGCACAGCAGTGCATGGAGAGGAAGGCCACCGCCGGCGCGCAACGGCCAGTGCCTCTCACGCACGACGATCTGCGCGCCATGGTCTTCGCGACCGTGGCCGCGGTCCAGCGGGCACAGGCTCGCGTCGACCGGGCGCGCGACACCTACGAGGCCGCGATCTCCGATCTCGCTGAGGCCCGACTGCGGTCGGCCCGCGTGGTCGCTGAGCAGATGGCGGCCGACCGGGCGTGCGCAGACGCACAGGCCGCCGTCCGCCACAAGGTCCGGTGATCGTGCGCCGAGTCCTCGTTGCGTCCACCTCCGTCCTGGCGTTCGTCCTCGTCGGTATCGGCTGGATCCTGCAGCACCTGATCCCTTAGCTCCCACCACTTCCCAGTGTCAGCGCAGGCCACCACCTGCGCCGACCCACTGCACCCAAATTCAGGAGACCCACCGTGAAGAACACCATCACCGTCGAATCCATCTACGAGCGCGAAGGTCTCGCGCTCCCCCCGAAGCGCCGCGCCCAGCACCACCGCGGCGTACCGGTCGCGATCTTCATCGCCGCCGACTTCTCGGAGAAGTTCACCAAGCACGCGGAGCGCTCCGGCGTGCGCGCCGGATGGCTGGTGGCCGCGTGATGCGCACTGTGTCGATCCACATGCACCGCGATCCCGAGGAGGGCGTCACCCAGCGCGGCGGGGAGTTCGGCGGCGGCAACCTACTGCTCGGACTGTCCAGCACCGAGGGCGCGCCCGCCGACTTCAACGATCCCGACCAGTGGATCACCACCGGCGACCTGTTCGAGTTGATGGCCGAGACCGAGGTCGACACCGCACGGACGGCCGCCTTCTACCGCGGCTGGTACCCGGCCGTGATCGGGATCAACGGCATCGCGACCGTCCTCATGCCCGTCGATCGGATCGAGGTGGCAGCGTGACCGGGTTCTTCGGCGTCGCCGTCTACCACCCCAAGCACGAGGTCAACGTCGGCACGCTGTGGCGGTCCGCCTTCACCTACAACGCGTCGCTGCTCGCCACCATCGGCGCCCGCTACGAGCCGCAGGCATCCGACACCTGCAAGACGCCGCTGTCGGTGCCGCTGCACCACTACGACGACATCGACGACCTGATCCGCCATGTGCCGCACCGGTGCCCGATCGTCGGCGTCGAGCTCGACGCGCGCGCCGTGCCGCTGACCGACTTCGTGCACCCGGACCGAGCGATGTACCTGCTCGGCGCCGAGGACCACGGGCTGCCCGAGCGAGTGCTCGACCTGTGCCACTACGTCGTGCAGATCCCGACGCCGGCCGACTGGTCGCTGAACGTCTCGGTGGCCGGGTCGATCTTGATGCACGACCGGGTCGCGAAGTCGGCCGCTCTACGCATCGCGGCGGGGGTGGTCGCGTGAACGCCTTCGAGTACTGGCAATGGCTCAAGGTGCACCTGCTGTCCGCCGAGATGCTGTGGATGTACGCCACCGGCGGAACGTTCGGCGCTGCCTTCTATTTCGCGGCCGGGGGTGCGTGATGAGCGAGTTCATCGACGGCCACAACAAGACCGTGATCACGGTCGAGAACGGCCGCCTGTTCATCGACGGCTACCGGCGCGGCACCCGCGACCCCGAGGAGTGGCTGCCCGCCTACCGGGCGTCGCACCCGGTCGACGACATCCGCGAGGACATCGAAGACCTGACCGCCGACCCGGGCACCGACGACGGCGCCGTGGACCGCGCCTACGACCAGCTCCGCGACCACCACCTCATCAATGACCAGAACTTCGGGAGTGACCATGACTGACCAGAAGACCACCGCGCTGCACCTGATCGCGCTCGGCCAGCTGCAGAAGATGATCAAGGCCGAGACCGACGGGCGCCGCGGCGCGCTGCACAGCGGCATGGACGAGGGCGACCGCATCACCGTCCACGTCGAGATCGACGGCGAGAAGGTGAAGCTCGGCGCCGTCATCAAGACCGACCCGACCACCGAACTCGCTGTCGTCGACCGCCTGGCACACGAGGCGTGGGCACTCGAGAACATGGGCGAGAACCACGTCACCGAGTACCAGTTCGGTGACTCGGCCGCGGTCGCCGAGGTGCTGCGCGAGCACGCACCGCACCTGGTCACCGAGGTCCGCAGGCCGTCGCCTCAGTGGCTCAACGAGGTGCTCGTGCTCGCCGGCCGCGGCGAAGGCCCCGTCCCGGACGGTGTCGAGCCGGTGACGGGCACCTCAGTCCTGCAGGTGCGCCCGAATGCGGCCACCGTGCCGACCACGATCCCCGAGCTGTGGCGGCGCGACCTGCTCGACCTCGGCGAGCTCCTCGCGATCGAGGACGGTGGCGCGTGAACGAGTCTCCCCGCGCGCCACTGTCCGGGTCGTGGTCGATGCCCGACACCCTCACTGGGCTCGCCGCGCCGCCGCGACGGCCGACCGGCGTCTACATCCGCCGCACCCGCCCCGGCCGGGTTCACCCGCAGTACATCGACTGCAGCGTCCTCCCCGCTGGGCGCGACGCCGACGGGACGTACTGGTGGGTCCCGGTCCCGGTCGTCGACACGTGGATCGACCCCAAGACCGACCGAATCCTGTACGACCACCTGCCGCCCGACTCGGGCATTCAAGGAATGGAGGTTTCCCCGTGATCGCATTCGAGCCCGCAACGAAGGACGAAGCGAAAGCCCGCATCGCGCTGTGCGGTCCGCCCGGGTCCGGCAAGACGTACACCGGCCTCGCGCTCGCGTTCGGCCTCGGGAAGCGCGTCGTCGTCGTCGACACCGAGCGCGGCACCGCGTCGAAGTACGTCGGTGTCAACGGATGGCAGTTCGACCGCCACAACGCGGTCCGCTACTCGCCTGCCTCGCTGGTCGAGATCCTCGGCTCCGCGGCCGGGCAGTCGTACGACGTGCTGCTCCTCGACTCGTGGTCGCACTACTGGGAGGGCGTCGACGGGATGCTCGAGCAGGTCGACCAGCGCGCCAAGAGCGGCAACAGCTTCTCTGGCTGGAAGGAGGCCCGGCCCGACGAGCGCCGCATGATCGACGCGCTGCTCGCGTACCCCGGGCACGTGATCGTCACGATGCGGTCCAAGGTCGAGTACGTCGTCGAGGTAGACGAGCGCGGGAAGAAGGTGCCGCGCAAGGTCGGGCTGAAACCGATCCAGCGCGACGGCATCGAGTACGAGTTCGACATCGTCGGTGACCTCGACCTCGGCAACACACTGACTGTCAGCAAGACGCGGATGCCGACGCTCGCGCACGCCGTCATCGACGAGCCGGGTTTGGCCCTCGCCGAGCAGGTCCGCGAGTGGCTCGAGGACGGCGTCGAGCGCCCGACCGTCGCCGAGTGCCGGGACCGCGTGCTGGCTGACGACCACACGGCCGCGTCGATGCTCGCCTTGCACCGCGAGCTCGAGGGGCAGCTGATGCTCGGCGCGCCGACGACCAACGCCGAGGGCGAGCCGACGACGCTGCGCGACCTCGTCATGGTGCGCGGTCTAGCGCTGCGCGACGCGGAGAAGGCCGCGGCCGCGCCAGCTGAGGGCGGTGCCTGATGCTGACAATGACCGATCTCTTCTGTGGCGCTGGCGGATCCAGCACCGGCGCCACCGCCGTGCCCGGCGTCTCGGTGCGGATGGCCGCGAACCACTGGCCGCTGGCGATCGAGACCCACAACACCAACCACCCGAACACCGACCACGCGTGTGCCGACATCTCGCAGGTCGACCCGCGGCTGTTCCCGACCACTGACATCCTCTGGGCGTCGCCCGAGTGCACCAACCACTCGCAGGCCAAGGGGCGCAAGCGGAACGCCGACGCCACGCCGGACCTGTTCGGCGAGGTGCTGCCCGACACGGCGGCCGAACGGTCCCGGGCGACGATGTGGGACGTACCGCGGTTCGCCGAGCGGCACCAGTACGCGGCGATCATCACCGAGAACGTGGTCGACGCCGCGAAGTGGATCATGTTCCCGTCCTGGCTCGACGCGATGGATCGCCTCGGCTACGACCACCACATCGTCTACCTGAACTCGATGCACGCGAAGGCGGCCGGCGACCCGGCGCCGCAGTCCCGGGACCGCATGTACGTGGTGTTCTGGCGCAAGGGGAACCGCACGCCGGACCTCGAGCGCTGGACCCGACCGCGCGCCTACTGCCCCTCGTGCGACGAGGTCGTGACCGCGATGCAGGCCTGGAAGAAGCCGACCCGCTGGGGCCGGTACCGCGCCCAGTACGTGTGGCGCTGCCCGAAGGTCGCGTGCCGCAACGGGATCGTCGAGCCGGGCTGGCTGCCCGCGGCGGCCGCGATCGACTGGTCACTGCGCGGCGAGCGGATCGGCGGCCGCGCGAAGCCGCTCGCGCCGAAGACGATGGCGCGCATCGAGGCCGGGCTCGCGAAGTTCGCGGGCCCGTTCACTGCCGAGGTCGCGGGGAACACCTTCGAGCGGCGCCCGGGCGTGCGGACCTGGTCCACCGACGACGTGCTCAAGACGCTGCACACGACGCCGTCCAAGGCGCTGCTCGTCCCGGTCGAGGGCCGCGACGGCAAGGAGGCGCGCACCGCGGGCGAGTCGCTGCGCACCATGACCACCCGGAACGAGACCGCGTTCGTGGTGCCGCTGCGCGCGAACAACACCCCGAAGTCCGTCGGCGACCCGTTCGACACCTTCGCGGCCGCAGGGCTGCACCACGCGATGGTCACGCGCCACAACGGCAGCCGCGGCGACGGCGCCGAGATGTCGACGCCGATCGGCGAGGAGCTACGCACGCTCACCACGACCGGCGGCCAGTCACTCACCACATGGGAGCAGCCGAAGGTCGAAGACTGCCTGTTCCGGATGCTCGAGCCCCACGAGATCGCGGCCGGTATGGCGTTCACCCCGGGATACAAGATCCTCGGCAACAAGCGCGAGCAGGTCCGGCAGGCCGGAAACGCGGTCTGCCCGCCCAACGCCCGCGACCTCGTCGCCGCGGTCGCCGAGTCCCTGGCGGTGGCCTGATGGCCATCACCCTCGCCCAGGCCCGCGACAACCGCGGCGAACTGGTCGCCTACCGCAGCCCCGCCACCCGCGAGATCACCGAGCACGGCCGGATCGCGGGGGTGGCGGGCCGAATGGTGCTCGTGCGCTACAGGTCCAGCCCCGACCCGATCCCCACCCACCCCGACAACCTCGATCTGAGAACGGAGCAGACGCGATGACCACCCGAGCAAGGTTCTGCACCTCCTGCGAGGCGCCGATCTTCTTCGCGACCACCCCGGGCGACGAACAGATGCCCGTCGAAGTCGAGCCCCGCGCCGACGGGAACGTGCACGTCACGTTCTCGGACCCGCCGACCGCCCGCGTCGTTGGCCGCGGCCAGGCCGAGGGCATGCGCGCCGCCGGAATCCAGCTCTACCGCAGCCACTTCGCGAGCTGCCCGAAGGCGAACCAGCACCGCCACAACCCGCGCACCACGAGAAAGGGCCGCTGACATGGCCATCACGATCGGAACGAAGGCGCTCGTCGACCTGCTCACCGACCTCGTCGCAACCGCGTCCGACGTCCGCGGCGTGCACCTGCGCACCGTGCGCGGCCCGGACGGCGACGAGCCCGGCGACACCACCCTGCTCGTCGGAACCTCGACGAACGGCGCCGTGCTCGGCCACACCTGGACCCAGTGCACGGGCGAGCTACCGCCGATGATCTGGCCGACCGCGAGCTGCGACCTCGTGATCGGCGCGCTCAAGCGGCTCGGCAAGGGCGACAAGCTCCACGCGGTCGACGTCTCCCTCGACGGCGACACAGTGACCGTGGTCGAGACGGCGACGCTGTTCGACGACGGCGCCCGCGTCGAGTTCCAGGTCGGCGACCTCGAGCCGTGGCCGGGCGACCGGCTATGGCGGATCCTCGCCGGCCCGCCGTTGCCGACCCCGCGCGATGAGCGGGGCGACGACCTGCCCTCGACGCCGCGGACCACGTGGGCGCCGGGCGCTCTCGCGACGCTGCTGCAGATCGCGACCCGCCGCAAGGAGGCTCTGCACCTGTTCGAGACGCACTCGAACCAGATTCACCGCGCCCAGATCGGGGAGCGGTGGGTCGGGGCGGTCGCTCCGCTGAGGGCGTGGGATCACGACGACCCGGAACAGCCGAACACCGATGTGCACCTCGAGCGGCCGGACGAGCTCGACCTGTCCTGGCTAGCCGAGTACCGGGGTGGCGTGTTCGTCGGCGCCCCGGTGTTTCCGGACGAGAAGAAGGCCGCCAAGTCCGAGCCGGTCGAGCAGCCGCCGCTCGACCCGACCATGGATGCGCCGCCGGCCGCCGAGTCGCGCGACCTGGTGGCCGCGGCCGCCGAGCTGGTCGTCGCCGCTCGGCTCGGATCGGGGTCGATGCTGCAGCGCAAGTTGAACATCGGGTTCGCCCGCGCGCAGGAGCTGCTCGACGACCTCGCCGCGCTCGGGATCGTCGACTCGGGTGCTGGCGGTGTGTCCCGCGCCCGGGAGGTTCTCGTCGATGAGGCCGCTATGCGGGCCCGGCTCGCCGCCCGAGAGGGCCGACCAGGCGAGCACGACAGCGAGTGATGTTGAGGTCAGGCCCAATCGGGGCGAGAAGGAAGGAGGTGCGGCGGCGTGGCGTGGCAGTTGGTGAAGGAAGTGCTCGACGGCGCGCCGCCGCAGCTCGGCCCGTCAGAGCGTCTCGTGCTCGTCGCGCTCGCCGAGTGGGCGGACGTCGATCAGCGGGTGTGCTGGCGGACCTCGGGCGAACTGGCCGCCCGGGTGGGTGTCTCCGAGGACGGTCTGCGGAAGGTTCTGCAGCGCCTCGCGAAGTGCAATCTCGACCCGCGTCTGCCGATCTCGTTCGCCGCGTCGGGATCTCCCGTGTTCGCTCACAAGGGGCGCGCGACGACGTTCCGCGTCCCGTTCATGACGGCATGGACTGACCCGAAAGGCGGGACCGAGGTACCGCCTTTGAATGATCCACAGGCTGTTAGCAATTCATCCACAGGCGGGACGGGAGTACCGGCTTTGTTCGATGCAAAGGCGGTACTCCCGTCCGCAAAGGCGGTACCCCAGTACCTCAAAGGCGGTACTCCAGTACCGCCCAGTCCTTCCGAAACCAATAGAAACCAATCCCTTCCGCGCGAGCAGGGTCCGAGTTATCCACAGCCGCGGGACATCACAGCGAAGGAAGCAATCTGATGGCAGGCGACACCACACTCACGATCATCGGCAATCTGACGGCCGATCCGGAGCTCCGTTTCACCCCGGCCGGGGCCGCGGTCGCGAACTTCACGGTCGCGTCGACCCCGCGGTCGTTCGACAAGAACGCCAACGAGTGGAAGGACGGGGCCGCGCTGTTCATGCGCTGCAACGCGTGGCGTGAGATGGCCGAGAACATCGCTGAGTCCCTCACCCGCGGGTCCCGCGTCATCGTGTCGGGTCGGCTGAAACAGCGGTCGTACGAGACGCGTGAGGGCGAGAAGCGCACCGTCATGGAGTTGGAGGTCGACGAGATCGGCCCCTCGCTCAAGTACGCCACCGCGAAGGTCAACAAGGCCCAGCGCTCCGGCGGCGGCAGCGGCGGCGGGTACGCGGGCAACCAGGACCGCGGAAGCCGCGGCCAGGCAGATGACCCGTGGGGCAGTGCCCCGCAGTCCGGTGGGTTCGGCGGCAGCAACGACGAACCCCCGTTCTGACCCGCCCAGCCGATACCAGGAGACCGACATGCCAAACCCCACACTTACCGTGCTCGGCGTCGACCCGGGCGGCCGCTCGACCGGCCTGTGCCTGATCGACGGCCGAGACGTCATCGCCCACCGCACCGTCGAGAACGCCGCCGAGAAGATGCTGCCGATCGCGCAGCCCTACATCGCCGACGTGCTCAACGCGATCGCCGAGATGTACCCCAGCCCCAACGACAGCCAGATGCACTACTCGCTGCCCGTGCTCGCCGTCGAAGACGTGGTGCGGCCGAGCTGGCACATGAAGGGCCGCGCCGCCGTCGACCCCTCCGCACTCCTCGCCACCGCCGCGGTGCTCGGCGCGGTCCTCGCGTTCGACCCGCACGCCCATCCGGTGCAGGTGCGGCCGAGCCGCAACGGATCCCGCCCACTCGGCGAGTACCCGGCCACGCTCGTCTCCGCGGCCGAACGGCGCGGAGACGGCTGGCAGCACCGCATCGGCAGCGGCCAGCTCCGCCACGCCCGCAGCGCCTACGACGTCGCACTCGCCGGCGCCGCCCAACACCTGAACGGAGCGATCAAATGACCGACACCCCCAAGCCCACGCGCATGCCGTCGCCGATCCCACCCGGCCAGTGCTGGACCCGAAGCGGCCGCCACACCTCGTCGTCCGGCCCGGGCCCCGTCCGTTGTCGGAACTGCGGCGCGAAACTCGACGCCCCCACCCTCCCGAAGGCGGCCGACCGATGATCACCGACACCGACCACTTCTACCTCGACCGCTCCGCCCGCAGCCTGCTCTCGACCCGCCTCGGTGAGATCCGCGACTGGCTCGTCGACGAACTCGACAACGCCATCACGCGGCAGACCGCGTTCGGCAGCGGCCAGGCCACCCGGCACGGCCAGAACGACGACCCGGCCGACGTGTTCGACCTCAACGCATCCGACGTCGCTCACGACCTTTTCGGTACCCTCCGCGCGTGGACCTACCACGTGTGCACAGAGCGGCAGCTGCCGTGGCCGGGCGAAGGCCGCGCCTCACACTTCGCCGGATGGCTCGACGGACACCTCATCGACCTCGCCCTCACAGAGCAGGCCCCAACCGCCGTCGACGAGATCACCGACGCATGGAAGCGCGCCAAGTCTGCCATCGACACCCCCGGCGGCCGAGAGTTCGCCGGACCCTGCCAGAGCCCCGCCCAGCCCACCGTCACCTGCGCTGGCGTCTACGTTCGCCGCGGCACCGACACCTACACCTGCCGCGCCTGCGGCATCGCTTGCGACATCCCCGCGATGAAATCCAAGCTGCACGACGGATTGCTCGAGCGCGCCTACACCGCACGCGAACTCGCGACCGCACTGTCCGTTGAGGTCGGCGACACCGTGCCGTATGAGCGGGTGCGGAACTGGATTCGCCGGGGCAAGCTCGAGGCCGTCGACGACGACCCCGGCACAGGCGCCACCACGTACAGCCTCGCGGCCGCGCTCACTCTCTACAACGCCACACCCCGACGTAGCAGGATGACCGGATGACCGCCGTCGAGGGCCCTACTGCGTCGCGAACTTGACCCCGATCCCCAGCTCCGCCAGGTCGTTCTCCACAGCCCCCAGCTTGGTGACGTACTCATGACTCATCTCGACCGCAGGCAAAGAGACCTTCGCCCGGACTCCCCCGTCTCCGGTGCGCACGAACACAAGGCCGGTGTACTCGATCCCGTAATGCTTCAGAGTCGCTTCGACGTGGGTACGGGCCCGAGCAGACTGCTGTGCAAACAGCTCTTTCGGCGTCGAATCGGCGACGGGATCAGCGACCGGTTCCTGGGGCCTGGTAAACCGCGGGCGGGGCGCTCTCACATGCCGTTCCAGCCCGTCCACCTTGTCGAGGAGTTCTTTGAGCAGGGCGGTGTCAGTCACCTCTGGCGCAGGGGGTTGTACCCCTGCAAGCTTCATCGCCTCCGTGATAGCGGACTCGAAATCTGGCCATGACCACTCGAATCGTGTCTCGACCATGGGCCAGTTGGTCCCGGCGACATCGCTTACGGCCTTGAGGAGTTCGCGGACGCTTTCTTTGTCGACCGCGCGTTCGGCACCGGCTTCCTCCGTCTCGGGCTTCCTAGTCAGCATGATGCCCTGGAACTGACGAATGGGGCCCTCGATCTGGTAGAAGGAGTCGAAGTTGACCAGCACCGGGACCACGCGGGAGGTCCGGCCTTCGAACCGTTTGGACAATGCGCCGGCCTCGAAGTTCAGCCAGGTACTGTGCTGGTTTTCGGTGGTGACGACAATGATGCCGAACTCGCTGTTGTTGAGGCGGTCCTCGATCACCTGCAGCGCTCTGGTGCCTGCCTGGATGTCAGTGTCGGACATCCAGGGGTCCACTCGGTCGAGCATCTGGGGAAGCCAGTCACGGATCACGCGTGTGACCTCTCGCGCGAAGTCGCCCGACCAGCTGGTGAACACTTTCAAATCGCCGTCTGCCGTGCGGGGGAGCGTACAGCCGCAATCGCTCAGACCAGGCTCAGCCGAGGCGATCGCCGCCGCCTACTCCGATCACCCCGACTACCAGCAGGCGTGGCGTCAACCAACGGACTGACCAAGCCCGGATGCTAGGCTGGCGCCGGCAGGAGCGAGAGTTGTACCCACAACTCCGCTCCTTTCGGCATTCTTGCCCACCATCCACCCCACGCCCTGCGCTGAGCCGCCCAGCACCCCGCACACCCGGGTGCGGAGCCTCGCGCACCGCGAGGGGAGCCCCAGGCCGCTCGCCAGCGCCGGGGCGGCCCGGTCACCCTTCCTCGCGCTCACGGCGCGGGTGACCGGGCTCCGAACCTCCCCCACCCCAGGGGATCAGACTTCGCCCACGTCAACGTCACCCTGGCACACGAAGCCCAACACCTGGCTTACGGAACGTGCGACCGGGACCGAAGCGCCCCCCACGACCCCACCGTTCGGGTGAGGTGCAGCTGCGCAGGCGAACCCAACCTCAGGAGGTCACATGGACCCACTCGTCCGATGGATCACCGGCATCACCGGCCAGGTGCTCCGCGAGATCGCCGACGCCATCGACAGCCGCGGCCCGGCCACCACCGAACAGCCGGTCGTCGTGCACATCGCACATCTGACCATCAACGAAGCGCCGACGCGGAAGCTGTTCGGGCGCAACCCCACGTAGATGGCCGGCAACACCACTGCGAAGGGCCTCGGGTGGGAACACCAGAAGCAACGCGACCGACTACTCCGCGCGCACACCGACGGCACGCTGTGCTGGTGGTGCGACCAACAGATGTACCGCGACGCTGCCCGCAACTGGGACGAGCGACCACTAGCCGCCGACCACTCACTCGCACGAGCACACGGCGGCACCAAGGCTGACCGACTACTCCACTCGACCTGCAACAACCAGCGCGGAGACGGCGCGAGAGACCACCTACGCCCCGCGGCCACAGGCCAACCCGTCGAGGACGCAAAGACCGCGCACGAGGCCCTCGGGACCCGCGCAATGCCCTGGCCATGACCCACCCCCAATATTCCTGAGGGGGTGGGGTCCCTGACTGCCATTCCGGTAGTCAGGAGTTTTTTTACAGGGGGCCGGAAACGCTACGAGCAATCGCGGGGAGGTGGCCCCAGTGACAGAGACATTCGGCGCCGCCGGGACGCGGCTGCATGAGGCACTCACCGACGACGGGGATTCGTTCGCGATCGGCGTGCTGGTCATCGAGGCCAGCCGGATCGCTGACCGTCTTGCCGAACTCGAGCGTGTCCTGTCGGGCGACAACGAGCTCTGGATGCGGCTGACGGCTGGGCGCGACGGCGTGCTCGAGGTCCGGGTCGATTCGCCGCTGCAGGAGGCCCGGCAGCAGGCGAGCGTGCTGCGGCAGTTGATCGCGGAGGTTCGCAGGCAGAAGGGTTTGGCCGGACCGGAGCAGGGCCCCGATGGTCTCGACGATCTGTGACGATTTCCCCACGCTGACCGGCCGCCAGGAGCCCCACCACCTTTCGGTATTCGACGGCGACGCCACGCACGGTGAGAAAGCCGTCGAACTGGGGCGACGAGCCGGGTCGATCGCGATGCCGTGGCAGGTCGATGCCCAGCACGCGATCCTGTCGAAGACGCCGGCCGGTCGCTGGACCCACCCCACGTGCTGCCTGATCTGCCCGCGACAGAATGGCAAGTCGGAGATCCTGATTCAGCGGTGCCTGTACGGGCTGTTCAAGCTCGACGAGACGATCATCTACACGGCGCAGCGGTGGAAGACCGCTCGCGACGCGTGGCGCCGGATGAGGTCCCTGATCAAGGGCCGCCCCTGGCTGGAGAAGCGTGTCGTCAAGGCGAACTGCTCGCAGGGCGAGGGAATCATCGAACTCGCGTCCGGCGCGGTGATTTCGTTCGGCACCCGCTCGAACGACACCGGCCGCGGCCTGACGGACGTCGACCTGATCGTCTACGACGAGTCGTACAACCTCACCGACGGCGAGCTGGCGGCGATGGCCTTCGTGCAGATGGCTGCGACGAACCCGCAACGGATCTTCGCGTCCAGCGCAGTGAACCAGGAACAGCACGCGAACGGCGAGGTCCTCGCATCGGTCCGCGTGCGCGGGCTCGCGCGAGAACCGAAGCTGTACTTCGCCGAGTACATGGCGCCCGAGGAGATGCCGCGCGACGCCGAGGAGACCTGGCGCTACGCCAACCCGTCCTACGGGGTGATCCAGACCGCCGACAAGATCCTCGACATCATGAACAACCTGGCGACCCCGGCGGGCCGCAAGGGATTCGACGTCGAGGCGCTAGGTCGCGGAGACTGGCCCGTCCTGAAAACCGAGACCGAGCTGTTCTCGGTGATCAAGCAAGACCACTGGGAAGCGACGACCGACGTCGCGCCGCAGCTCGTCGGACCGATCGGGATCGGCATCGACCGCACCATGGATCGAAAGTGGTGGATCCTCGCCGCGGCACAACGCACGACCGCCGGCCGGATCCATGTCGAAATCGGCTACTACCGCGCAACGTCGCAATCCGAATTCATCGACTACACCGTCGATCTCGTGACGCTGTGGGATCCATGCGCGTTGGCCATCAACAAGAAGTCGCCGGCCAATGTGCTCGAGGCGCCGCTACTCGACGCACTGATCGAGCCCGTCATGACGTCGGCGCCGCAGATGGTCACCGCGTGCGGCGACTTCCTCGACGCCACCGTCGACGGATCGCTCAGCCACACCGGGCAGCCGATCCTGACGGAGGCGGTGGCCGGCGCGGTGAAGCGGACACTGCCGGCCGGCGACTGGGCGTGGAGCGTTCACGACAACCTCGCGGCGCTCATCGCCGCGACGCTCGCGAGATGGGCGCTGGTCACTTACGGCGCGGCCGCGATCACCGCACCGGCGGCCGCGCCGGTCGCGGGCACGCGCGACCAACAGGACTACGACGACAGTTTCGACGCGCTGACTGCCGCGTTCTAGAGACAGGGGTGAGCTATGGCCGACACCAACCACGCTGCACCCACCGCGGAGATCGGCTACGTCAACGGCAGCGCTGACGGCTGGCTGCAGTGGGACGACGACGAGCGCGTGCCCGAACTGCAGTGGCCGCAGGCGGTGCACACGTATTCGCGGATGCTCAAGGAGGACGGCCGGGTCTCGTCCGTGATCCAGGCGATCGGCCTGCCGATCCGGCGCACCGCGTGGCGCATCGACCCGAACGGGGCCCGCGACGAGGTCACCGCCTTCGTCGCCGACAACCTCGGTTTGCCGATCGCCTCGGCTGAGCCCGTGGGTCGCCCACGATCGAAAGGCCGGTTCTCCTGGGGTCAACACCTGCAGGCGGCACTGCTGATGCTGCCCTACGGGCACAGCTATTTCGAGCAGCGCTATCGCGTCGTCGGCGAGGGCCGCACAGCAAGGTTCCACCTGCACAAGCTCGCGCCGCGGCCGCAGAAGACGATCGCCAAGATCACCGTCGCGCTCGACGGCGGGCTCGAGTCGATCACGCAGAATCCGCCAGCTCGGGCCGGGACGGTGGTCGCCGGTATCGAGGAACGCGAGATTCCGGTGTCGCGCCTCGTGGCCTACGTCCGTGACCCCGAGCCCGGAGTATGGACCGGAAGTTCGCTGCTCCGTCCGGCCTACAAGCACTGGCTGCTCAAGGACGAGATGATGCGGATTCAGGCCGCCACCGCTCGGCGGAACGGCATGGGTATCCCGGTCGGCACCGCGGCAAACGAGGGCGACCAGGTCGAGGTCAATCAGATGCAGAAACTCGCGTCGGGCCTGCGCGGCGGCATGGCCTCGGGCGTTGGACTGGCCAAGGGTCAAGAGCTCGCACTGCTCGGCGTGCAGGGAAACCTGCCCGACATGCAGCAGTCGATCGAGTACCACGACAAGCAGATCGCGCTCGCCGGTCTCGCGCACTTCCTGAACCTCGACCGCGGCGGAAGCTACTCCCTCGCTTCGGTGCTCAATGACACGTTCGTGCAGTCCGTGCAGACATTCGCCGAGTCGATCAGCGACATCGCGAACGCGCACATCGTAGAGGACCTCGTCGACATCAATTTCAGACCGGACGAGCCAGCACCGCGGATCGTGTTCGACGAGATCGGATCTCGCCAGGATGCGACCGCGGCGGCGCTCGCCATGCTCGTGCAGGCCGGACTGCTCGAGCCCGACGAGGCCCTCAAGATCAGCGTCCGTCAGATGATCGGCGTCCCCGCCGCGCGGCCCGACCCGCCAGCTGCCGAGGAAGGAGTCGCGTGAGCATGACGGACACTGAACCACCCCTCCCCGTCCCAGCGGCACCGCCGCTCTCACACCTGCCGAATGTCGAGCTGATGCACGCCGGAACGTGGTCGGCGAGCACCGGCGTCCACACGTTCACCGCCGACGACTTCGCGTACGCGGTCGCTGCGCTGGACTGTCCCGCGGTGCGGCGGCCGATCATCAAGCTCGGCCACACCGACCCGCGATTCGACGGCGAGCCCGCCGTCGGGTGGATCGACAACCTCGCGGCCGTGAGCGAAGGCCGCGCGCTCAAGGGTGACCTCGTCGGTATGCCGGGCTGGCTTGCCACCCCGGACGCGAACGGGCACACCGTGATCGCGTCCGCGTTCCCCGACCGGTCGATCGAGGGCCGCTGGAACAGCACGTGCGCGCTCGGCCACGTGCACCCGTTCGTCCTGACCGGTCTCGCGTTGCTCGGTGTCGAGCATCCCGCGATCGGCACTCTCGAGTCCCTGCAGGACGTCGGCGTCATGTACGGCGTCGTCGCTGCCAGTAGCGAGCACAGCGGGATCGCTGTCTCCGTCCAGATGAAGGGGTCAGCAATGCCCAATCCGAACCCGACAACCGTCGCGGCTGGCGTCACCACTGAGGACGTCCGCCGCGCCTACTACGACGAAGCGCCCTGGTCGGTGTGGATCGAGGAGATGCAGCTCGAGCCGCTCGAGCTGATCGTGCTCGACGACTCGACCGGCCAGCGTTCGCGTGTTCCGATCACTGTCTCGGGCGATGGCACCGATGGCGTCATGTTCGGTGACGCGGTCCCGGTCGTAGTCCGGTACGAGGACGTCCCCGCCGACCCCGCGGCAGATGCGGCGGTCGCAGCGTCTGCCGCTCACACCATTCGGTACGCCAGCCGTACCGAGTCCCGCCTCGGCGTCGCGCCGACGGCATCCACCACAACCCGAGTCGCTGCGGCGGCCGGGACACCCGAAGGAGGTTCTGCCGTGGAACTCACCGACGAGCAGATCACCGCCCTCCGCGAGGCTCTCGGTCTCGCTGAGGACGCCGACGCCGCCGCGATCGTGACGGCCGTCGAGGAGCTCGCCACCGCGCCCGACGCCGCCGCTGGCGCTGGCGCTGGCACCGCGGCCGCCGCGTCGCGTCTGCCCGACGGCGTCGTCGTCATCGAGCGCGACGTGCTCGCTTCGCTCGAAACCCGTGCGTCCCGTGGCGATGCCGCAGCCGCGCGGCAGGAGCGTGAAGACCGCGAACGCGCCGTCGACGCCGCACTCGGCCGCGGAGCGATCACCCCGGCCCGCCGCGATCACTGGCTGACCCTGATGTCAGCCGACCCCGAGGGCACCACCGCCCTGCTCGAGGGCCTGCCGTCCGAGCTGGCTGTGCCGCTCGCCGAGGTCGGTCACGGCCAGGGCGATGACGTTTCCGCCTCTGCGGCCGCCGTCCGCGAGTCCGCCGTCTACCAGAACTGGAGCCTGTAATGAGCGCCATTCCCCAGGTCACCAAGGCCGGTCCGAAGTCGTTCACCCCCGCGGAGCTGATCCTCGGCGGCCAGCTGGTCGAGGCGCGAGCCGCGAGCCGGATCGGCGTCGCCGCGGCCGGAAGCACGAAGGTGCTCGGCGTCGCGCTGACCGACGCGCAGAACCCCGACACGTTCACCGGTGAGCCGGTGCTCGTCAACGGCCGCCCGGTGCTCAACGCCGCGGTGCTGCCCGGCGTTGTCGCTGTCGCGTACGGCGGGATCGAAACGCCCGTCGTCTACGCCGCGGCCGCGGTGTTCGGCGACCGCCTGATCGCCGCGGCAGGCGGCAAGGTCACACCCGCCGGCGCCACCCCCGACGCTCGCACGATCGTCGGTATCTGCACCGCCCCGACCGGAGTTGCGGCCAACGCCACCGGTCTCATGCGGACCCTCTGAGCTCACCCGAAAGGACAACAGATGACTACCAGCGTGCTGAGCATCAGCGACGGCCCCGCGATCACCGTGTCGCAGCTCGTCGGCAATCCGATGATGATTCCGACGAAGATCATGGACCTGCTCAAGAACAAGTTCATCTCCGAGACGCTGCTGCGCAACGCCGGATCCAACGGCAGCAGCCTCGTCGGATACAGCGAGTCCACCCCGCTGTACCTCGGCAGCGACGTCGAGGAAATCGCCGAGTTCTCCGAGATCCCCGTCGGCGCCGGCCAGGTTGGCACCCCGCGGATCGCCGTCGCCGTCAAGAAGGGCAAGGGCGTTCGCGTCTCCCGTGAGATGAAGGACGAGAACCGCGTCGACGACGTGAACCGTCAGATCACGCAGCTGACGAACACCATGATCCGGGCGGACGAGCGCGCACTGCGCGCGCTGCTGATGAACCCCGCAATCCCGTCCATCGCCGCGTCGGCTGCGTGGAACACCGCGAACGGCAAGCCGCGCCACGACATCGCCAACGCGATGGAGGTCGTCGGCTCGGCCTCGCGCACCGGCGTCCAGGATGACGACGAGGCGTACGGGTTCGAGCCCGACACCGTCGCCCTGCCGTCCTCCATCGCGCCCGTGCTCATGGACAACGACGATTTCCTCAAGGTGTACACCGATTCGCTCGCCCCCGAGTCGATCGCGTACACCGGCCGTCTACCGAAGGACGTCCTCGGCATGGCCGCGCTCAGCTCACGGGCGTGGGCCAAGGACCGCGTGCTGGTCATCCAGCGCGGAGTCGCCGGCTTCTACAGCGACACCCGGCGCCTCGAGTCCACCGGGCTCTACGCCGAGGGCAACGGCCCCAACGGCGGCCCGACCGAGTCGTGGCGCTCGGACACCACCCGCAAGCGCGCGATGGGCCTCGACGAGCCGCTCGCCGCCTGCTGGATCACCGGGGTGACCACACCGTGACCGCACACGAAGCCGTACACGAAGCAACCGCCGGCGAATACCTGCTCGTCGCACTGCAATGGGACCAGATCACCTCAAAGCCCGGTCAACCCACGGACTTCCGCCGGTTTCGCCGCGGCGACGTTGTCGAGCTCACCGCGGCCGAGGCGCAGCGCCTGCTCAAGGCGGGCGCCGTCCGGCACATCGTGCAGCCCGAGGTCGGGCCCGACGAGATCGTCGTCGACCCCGGCGACGATGGTGCCGACGACGATCAGCGCGGCAGCACCCCTGACGAGGGCGACGGCAGTCAGGGCGGCATCCCGGCGGGCGGTGTCGAGGGCACCGCCGGCGACGACAACGCGCCGCCCGCGTCGGCGGCCGCACAGATGACGCGCCCGGCCAACGTCGCGCCGAAGCCCGTGTGGGTCGACTACGCCGTCGCCAACGGCATCGACCGCGCGGCGGCCGAGGACATGACGAAGGCCGAGATCGACGCGGAAGTCACCTCCCGCATCGGTCAGGCCTGACGGGAAGGGGCGCCATGGCACACGCGGACCACTCCGAAGTCGCTGGACAGTGGCGCCCCCTCTCGCCTGTCGAGCAGACCCGCGCAACCGCGCTGCTCGAGATGGCCGAGATCCTGATCCGCCGGAATGTCCCGGCGGATCAGGTGGCCAGCACCGAAGGGCAGAAGATCGCCAAGCAGGTTTCGGTCGAGATGGTGATCGACGCGCTCACGCCCGGCATCCACCGCGGCAAGTCGTCGTACGCGATGACCGTCGGAGGGATCGCTGACTCGGCGACTCTCCTCAACCCTGCCGCGACGATCGTGTTCTCGGAGGCACAGCGCGCACTGTTCGGCATCGCCACGCGCGCCGAACCGCGCTGGTACTTCGGTGACGGGGAGGTCTGATGTACACCGAGACCATCGTCATCCTGCGGGCACCGACCATCACCGACCGCTACAACAGCACCATCGCGGACTGGGCGAACGCAGCCGAGATCGACGTTCCGTTCCTCGTCTCGGTGCAGCCTGCCGGGTCCACCGAAGGTGGCGCCCGCCCGGTCACCGTCACCACGAACTGGCGGATCTTCACCCCGGCCGGAACGGATCTCGACCTGCTCTCGACCGACCGCGTGAAGTGGGCCGCCCGCACGCTCGAGGTCGTCGGCGACATCGGCCGCTGGCCGCATCCGATCGTGCCGGGCGCGGTGCACCACGTCGAGGTCGAGGTGCAGAAGGTGTCGGGCTAATGGCGCGGCTACCGAAGGGCGTGTTCGAGCAGGTGATGGCGAACCGTCTCGTGCAGCAGCGGATCCGCGAGGTCGCCAGCCGCAAGGCGGCGGCCGCGCGCCGGATCACCGAGGACGAGGGCGGATCCGCCGAGATCACCGTGCACTCCGGGGTTCGGCCGAAGGGCCGCGCCTACACCAACATCCAATCCAGCAGCGGTGCCGAGGAATACGGCACCGCGGAGACCACGCGGCGCCGAGCTCTCGGCCGGGCCGTGCGAGAGGGGTAGACCCATGCGCAAGATCACGTACGCGAACATGCGGGATTCGAGCCTGAACGGCACCACCGCCCGCGTGTCGGACGAGGAGGCCGCGCGCCTGGTGCAGTCCGGGCAGGCCCGGTACGAGACCGCCGACACGGTCGCATCGCAGACGGCCACGACCGCCGAGCTGGCACCCACGACCAGCGGCACCGAGTCGGCCGACGATACGGCGACCGGTGCCGACACCGCGGCCGACGAGGCGCCGGCCAGCGGACGCGGGCGCGGCACCAAGCCGTGACGCACCGCGACGTCGAGGCGATGCTGTGCGCGCACCTACCGGCCGCGCTCAGCATCCGCACTGTCGTCGAGCTCCCCCCGCGATTCGATGAGTCGCTGCCGATCATCCTGATTCAGCGGCTCCCCAGTCCTGCCACGAACCGGCCGTTCAACGGGCTGCCACTCACCGACTCGGCCGATCTCGACATCGAGTTGTACGAGACGACGATCGAGCGGATCCGCGACCTCGCCGCGCTGGTGCGCGACGAGCTGCTCGCCTGGCAGCCCGGCGGCGTGAGCGTGTCCGAGAAGGCCGCGTTCGCCAAGCGCCCCGACTACAACCCGGGCGTGCGCAAGTTCGGCGGCGTGTACACCGCGCTGGTGACACGCACCTAGGCCCACCACCACCCCACCACTGACAGCACCCCGCCCGCACCGCGCGGCGCCGGGGCGCTTCCGCATGCCCATGAAAGGGGCACCGTAATGACGAATTACGACAACGCACTCGTGCGCCTGGGCGTAACCGGCGCGCTCCGGGTCGCACCGTTCGGCAGCACCGCACCCATCGGGATGGCCGCCTACGCGGCGCCATGGGTGGACACCGGCTACATCAGCGACGAGGGCATCACCGAGAACCGCGAGACCGACACCACCCCGTTCACGCCCTGGCAGGCGAACGGCCCGGTCCGGGTCGCCACCACGAGCGAGATCATCACGTTCGAGACCGTCCTGTGGTCGACCAGCTTCGACACCATCAGCCTCTACTTCAAGACGCTGCGGGCGGCCATGACCGAGACCGCCGGCGTGGTCGAGTTCGTCGATGGCGACATCAAGCCGCAGGACCGCCGCGCGTTCGGAATCGACGTGATCGACGGCGTGTACGCCCGCCGCGCGATCGTCCCGAACGGTGAGGTCACCGAACGCCAGGGCTTGACCTACAAGAAGGACGAGCTGATCGGGATGGGCATCACCATCACCGCGTACCCGGGCGCCGAGGGCTGGTCAGTCAAGCGGTTCTTCAAGGAGGGCTGGGCCCTCCCGACCCCGTAACCCAGGGTCTCTCAGACGGCGACGGCGCGGGCGGCTCTGGTGGGTCTACGCCCGCGCCGTCGCCTTTCCAGTACCCACCGCAGGCCCACCAGATTGGTTGCAACTCATGGCTATCGACATCGACCTCGACGCGATCCTCGCCAAGCGCGAGGAGGTCACCGGATCCAAGGACCGGTTCACGTTCACCTTCGCCGGCCAGACCTGGTCGGCGATCGACCCGATCGTCGCCGACGACGACTGGAAGGACGAGCTCGCCGAGTGCGAGAGCGACCCCGACGTCGCTGAGCACTACCTCGGCACCGAGCAGTACGAGCAGTTCCTCGCCGCGGGCGGCCGCGCCGGGTACCTCGTGCTCGCCGTCCGCCAGTTCATGGAGGAGGCGACCGCTGAGACGGACGCGGGCCCTACACGGTCCTCTCGGTCCTCGGCTCGGCGCCAGAAGCGATCGAAGCGGCGCTGATCGCCGAGTACCACAAGGACTACGTCGCGGAGTTCTGGCGTCGCAAGATCACGCTGCGCCAGCTCCGCGTCTTGGTCGAACACCTGCCACCGGGCAGCGCGCTGCACCGCGTCCAGAACGAAGGCCACCAGTGGACCAACGTCGAGGCGCTGCTGTGGTCGATCGCCCACAAGCTCGACTGGCTCGACCAACGCATCGTGTGGTCGCGGCGCGTGAAGCCGAAATGGCCGAAGTGGCGGGTGTTCCCGTGGACGCGGGACGCCGTGAAGATCGGTGATCTCGGTGAAGCCACGCCCGAGCAGGCGCTCGCCTATCTCAAGTCCCAGAGTCCCCCGAAGGTGGTGAGTGACGTTGGCTGACGAAGACGTCGTGTGGGTTCCGGTACTGCCGTCGATGGACAAGTTCGGCGCCGCCTTCCTCAAGGGCGCCGGGGGTGTTGGCCGGTCCGCTGGTCAGCAGATCAGTCGAGACCTGTCCGACGGCATCGCGTCGGGCAAAGCCTCGGTGGAGAAGGCGACGGACGTGCTGGCGAAGGCGACCGACAAGGTCGCCGACGCCGCCGGGCGGGCCCGCGTCGCTGAGGCCCAGTATCAGGCGCTGCTCAACAAGGGCGTCACCGATGCTGGGCGGCTGGCGGCGGCGAAGGAGAAGGTCGCGGCGGCGCAGCGCAAGGAGATCGCGGCGCTGCGCGACGCGGACAAGGCGACCAGCGCGCTCGCCACCGCGCAGGAGCGCGCCGCCGCCGCCACCGATGAGGTCGCCGCGTCGACGACCCGCGCGGGTGGCGGGTTCAAGTCGATGTTCGCTGGCCTCGACACCGGTGCGAAGAAGCTCGCCGCGTTCACGGCGGGCGCTGCCGGGGTGGCGGGAGCCGCGGACCTGATCGGCAAGTCGATGAGCCGCGAGGCGGACATCTCCAAGATGAACGCCGCGATGGGCGCGACCGGCGCCATCGCCAAGGAGCACGGCGACGCCGCCGGAAAGCTGTACGCGGCCGGGCTCGGCGCGTCGATGTCGGACGTCACCCGCGCCGTCGACGTCGTCGGATCCTCGTTCGACACCCTCGGATTCGAAGGTGAGGCGTCCCTCGAGCAGGCCACCTCGCGGGCGATGAACTTCTCGAAGGTCTTCGACACCGACATCGCCTCGTCGGTGCAGACCGCCTCGCAGCTCGTGCAGGACGGCCTCGCGAAGGACTCGACCGAGGCGTTCGACCTGATGACCAAGAGCTTCCAATCGGTGCCCGCCGCGATGCGCGACGAGCTGCCCGAGATCCTGCAGGAGTACGGCACGAACTTCCGGGCCCTCGGGTTCGAGGGTCCGGAGACGTTCAACCTGCTCGCCTCGGCGGCGGAGAAGGGCAAGTTCGCGCTCGACAAGACCGGCGACGCATTGAAGGAATTCACGATCCGCGGCTCCGACATGTCGAAGACGTCGGTCGACGCCTACAAGCTCGCCGGTGTCGGCGCGGAGGACATGGCCGCGAAGATCGCCCAGGGCGGCGACGCGGCGCAGCAGGCGCTGCAGCAGACCGCGACCGGGCTGCTCAGCATCGAGGACCCGGTCGAGCGGTCCAACGCGGCGATCGCGCTGTTCGGCACGCCGCTCGAGGATCTGTCGGTCGACCAGATCCCCCAGTTCCTGTCGGCGCTCACCGGCGCCGACAACATCATGGGCGACTTCGCCGGGTCCACCGACCGCATGGGCGAGACCCTCAACGACAACGCGCTCTCGAAGATGGAGACCTTCAAGCGCGGACTCGAGTCGAAGGTCGTCGGCGTGCTCGGTGACGACGTGCTGCCGATGCTCGGCGAGTTCTCCACCGCGCTCAAGGGCAACGAGGGATCGCTGCTCGGCGCGCTCGCCGCGACGACCGGATTCGGTGGCGCGTTCGCCGGGCTCGAGCAGGCCAAGAGCGTGCTCGGCTCCGTCCGCGATGGCGTCGGCAGCGTCCGCGACGGGCTCGTCTCCACGAAGGACACCGCCGTCGCCACATGGTCGAAGGTCAGCGACGCCGGATCTTGGGTTGCCACGCAGGCGAAGGCGACCGGATCGTTCGTCGCGACGTCCGCGTCGGCCACCACCGAGGCGGCGAAGACGTCCGCGTCATGGGTCGGCTCGCAGGCGAAGGCCGGCGCAGGATGGGCTGCCACGCAGGCCAAGGCCGCGGGCTCGTTCGTCGCGACCTCGGCGTCCGCGACGGTCGAGGCTGTGAAGTCGTCGGCCGCGTGGGTCGCATCGAACACCCGGACCGCGGTGTCCTTCGTCGCGACGAAGGGCGCGATGGCTGCGACGACGATCGCGACCGGTGCGATGACCGCGGCGCAGTGGCTGCTGAATGCGGCCCTGAACGCGAACCCGATCGGTCTGATCATCGTCGCGATCACCGCGCTCGTCGCCGCGGTCGTGCTCGCGTACAAGAAGAGCGAGACCTTCCGGAACATCGTCCAGGGGGCCTGGCAAGGCATCCAAGCGGCGGTGTCGTTCGCCTGGGACAACGTGCTGCGGCCCGCGCTCGAGAGCTTCACCGGGTTCCTCGTCGGGGTCGGCGAGAAGGCAACGTGGCTGTACAACAACGCGATCAAGCCAGCGTTCGACGGGATCAGCTCGACCGTGTCGTGGGTCTACGACAACGTGCTCTCGCCGATCCTCGGCAAGGCGGGCGACGCCTTCTCCGGACTGGGCGCAGCGGCCGGCGGTGTCGCCGACGCGATCCGCGGCTCGTTCTCCGGAATCGTCGACATCCTCAAGGCGCCGATCCGCATGATCGGCCAGCTGCTCGCAGCATTGCCCGACAAGATCGGTCCGTTCTCCGTCCCTGGTGTCAGCTCGCTCAAGTCGTGGGGGCAGACCCTGCAGGCGCTGCGCTCCGGTGGCCCGGTCGCCGGCCGCCGCGCGAACGGCCTTCTGTTCGGCCCGGGTACCGGAACATCCGACTCGGTGGTCGGGCTCGATGCCGCAGGTGTGCCGACCGCTCGTGTGTCGGCTGGCGAATGGGTCACCCCAGAGCACGCCGTCAACGCGAAGACCATCCCCTTCCTCGAGGCGCTGCGCAACGGGTGGGTGCCGTCGGCGGACTTCCTGCGCGCGATGGTCGCCGGGGACCTGGTCGCACGGCTCCCCGGCCGTGCTGAGGGTGGCCGTATCGACGAGGCGATGGCCTACGCGCACAGCATGGATCCGACCCCGTACCTGATGGGCGGGTTCGGTCCGGGCGGTATCGACTGCTCGGCGTTCGTGGCCGCTGTGGTGAACACCGCGATGGGGCTGGATCCGTACGACTCGCGGATGAGCACGGTCAACGAGGGTGACTGGCTGACCGCCAAGGGCGCTCAGATCGGCCGCGGCGGTGACGGTGACCTTCGGATCGGCTGGTACGACAACGGCGGTGGCGCCTACGGGCACACGGCCGGGACGTTCCCGGACGGGACGAACTTTGAATCGAACGGGTCCGACGGTGTGATCATCGGCGGCCCGACCGGTTGGGACGATCCGATGTTCACCGATCACGCGTTCTTCCCGGGCTCGATGTTCCTCGGCGGTGACCCGGGTCTCGACGGGAACATCTTCGGCGGCGAGGGCGGCACGGGCGGCGGGACCGCGATCGGGACCAACACCAGCCCGTCGACGAGTGGCGGCACCACCTCTCCGATCGGCACTGCGACGTCGCCGAGCACATCGGGCGGCACCACGTCACCGAGCACGGCCATGCCGTCGTCGACGTCGAGCGGGGTGGAGTCGCTGACGCTCAAGGACCAGATCGGTAAGACCGCAGCGGGTTTCGCGACCGAGACGACGGGCGACGTGCTCGAGTTCTTCGGCCTCGGGAAGCTGATGGATCTGCCGATCATGCCGGTGTCACAACCGGCGCCGGAGATCGCTCCGAATGCCACCGGTGGACCGGGTCAGAACGAGCCAGCCCCGCCGCCTGCGGCGCCCCCGCAGGGCCCGCTGGTGTGGATCGAAAACCTGATGGCTCGAGACGACGAGGACGCGGCCAACGCGATGGGCCGCGAGGCTCGCCGCCTCGTACGTTCCGACGCGCTTCTCGGCGGATGGGGGGACTGATGCGCGACTACGGGCTCATCCCCGGCGCGGCGACGATCGTCCAGTACGTCTCGCCGGACGGGGTCGTGTTGACCCTGTCCGGCGGGCTGATGGCTGGCATCCAGGGTTTCGTGCTCGGCGACGGCCCCGAGGGGCTGGGCTCGGCTGAGGCGAAGGCGATCTTCGATGGCGCCGCCCGCCAGATCGGCGAGGACTACGTCGATTCCACCTACGAGCACGGCACCATCGACATCCCGATCCACGTGTTCGGCGACACGGTCGACGAGTTCCGTCGACGCCGCGAATGGCTGCGCACGCTGATCCCGCGCGAGCGGCAGGGGTGGCTGTGCGGCTACACCTCGGCGACCGGGTGGCGAATGATCGCCACGCGCCGCGGGTCGATCAAACCGGCGTACACGCGCGACCCGGCGGGCGCGCGAGGCGCGACATTCGACGTGCTGCTCTACGCCGACAACCCGCTCGCCCGCGCCGCCAACCACGTGCCCCGCGAGTGGGTCAACATCACGGGCGCCAGCACCAGCAGCGGATCAATGGGCCTCTACCCCGGCCCGGAAGTCCCCGCGTGGCCGGCGTTCATCTTCACCGGGCCCGGCGAGCTGCACCTGCACTACGACACCGTCGAGGCCGCCCCGGTCGACGTGGCGATCCCGTACCTCGAGCCGAACGAGGTAGTGCAGATCGACACCGAGTACGGGGCGCAGTCCCTGCGGGCGAAGAACCGGCACACCGGTGCGCGTCGGAACCTGTGGCCCCTGATGAAGGGGCAGCAGTTCCACGCCCCCGTCGGCCCGAACCGGGTCACCCGCGTCGCGTTCACCGTCAAGCGCGCCAGCGCGGCGACTCGACTGTGGGCGACGGTCGCGCAGCGACAGGAGGGACTGTTGTGAGCCGCGAGGCGTACGCGGAGTTTCAGCACGAGGCCGAGCAGGACCGCCGCACCTACGCGCACCCGCGGGCGCGGGTGAGGTTCCTGTACAAAGACCTTCGGCTGTTCGGCCCGTGCGGCGACTTCCGTGAGCTCAAGTTCTCCGACAAGAACAACGCGGCCGGCGGGCTGTCGATGAAGCTGCCCGACACCGAACACTGGCGGGAGTACTTCTACGGCCAGCCCAAGGGCGCGATGCGGCCGATCGTGGTCGACCTGCCGGGCGGGTACCGCACCCTGTGGTTCACAGTGACGTTCGGGCGGATCCGCGAGGGCCGCAAATGGTGGATCCAGGTCGAGGCCGTGCACGCGCTCGAGCACTTCAACTGGATTCGGATCTGGCCGCTGTGGTGGTCGCTGCCCGAGCTGCAGCCGAAGGAGCACATCGGTATCGGCGGCTCGGTGACCGTGCTCAAGGAGGCGCTGCAGGGCAACCTGTTCCGGCTCCAAGGGTCGCTGTGGTCGATCCCCACCGGCGACCTGTTCAAGCCGTCCACGTGGAACCTCGCCCGCAACGCGTTGTGGCCGATGATGGTCAACCCCCGCCGCATGGGGTTCCGAGACGCTTCGAAGTGGACGACGATCGCGTGCCGCATGGACGCGTTCATGGACATTGCCCAGGACGTGTGCAAGTCCGAGAACATCAGCATGACCGTCGACATCGTGTTCCCCGACGAGGATCCGCAACCTTTCCCCGAGCTCTACCACCTCGACCGGCCGACGATCATCTTCGACTTCGTCGAGAAGGGATCGCGGTTCGCGTTCAGCGGCACGATCGTCGACGGCTTCCTGCGGACCGTGCACGAGATGGTCGAGGACGCCCTCGCCTGGATCACCTACCCGATCCTCGGCGACAAGGGCTGGGAGGCGTACCAGCAGAAGAAGGAAGGCACCCTTCGCGGGCTGCCGATCGCTGTGTACCGGACCGGGAAGTGGTCGACCACGAACCGGGTCGAGCAGACCACGCACATCCCGATGGCCTCGCGGGTCACCGGCGGTGGGAAGTCACCCGGCTGGATCAACGACCTCGTCGTCAACGCCGGCAACGCGATCACCGGGTGGATCGGTCTCGCGATCGGGTTCCCGGGCCTGCAGCTGGGCGTGCTGACCGACCAGCTGCGCAACACCGTGATGGCGTTCCACTCGCAGGAGGATCTCGCCCGCGCGAACGAGGCCGGACCGACACGCTTCAAGGAGGCGTTCGTCGAGTCGCAGGGAACCGGGCTCTCGCTCAACACCTTCGCGGCGATGCAGGCCAAGCACCACGAGGTGCGCGGCTACACCTCGCAGTCGATCGACGTCAGCAACGGCGCTCCCTACTTCGTCGGGCGTGACGTCAACAAGGGCGACCCGATCGGCTACGAGCTGCCCGACGGCACCGTGCACGTCGATCACATCGAGTCGATCGACTACGAGGAGACCCCGACCACGCGGCGGCTGAGCCTGCAGATCGGCTCAGGCGAAGCCGAGCGGGAGCCCGGAGCGATCGCGCTCGGCAAGTTCCGCAAGCTCGCGAGCACCATCACGCGGGTCGCGCTCGGCGGCTGACCGCCCGCCTCACACCACAACTCGACAGAGGAGCAGCACGTGAGCAGATATTGGCCACTCGAACGGGGCCACATCGTCACCTCGGCCTATGGCCCGCGGTGGGGCGCCATGCACTACGGCATGGACTTCGGCTGGCCCGGCGGGTCGGCCGACCGACCGGTGCACGCCGTGCAGGCGGGCACCATCGTCCAAGTCGGTTGGGATCCGGGCGGCTTCGGCTGGTTCCTCGACATCGACTCCGACGACTCGCAGGGCTCGAACCTGTGGGTGTACGGGCACATCAAGCCTGAGGTCACCCTCGGCGACCGCGTCTCCGCGGGCCAGCGAATCGCGCACATCAACGGCGACAGGACGACCAACGGCGGCGTCGACCCGCACTGCCACATCGAGGTGCACCAGTGGAGCAGGCAGCCCGCTGGCCCCGGCCGGATGGATCCGGCGCCGTTCCTGGACGGCGCTGCCTACCCGGGCGAGGCACCACCGCCGCCACCCCCGCCGCGCCGCGGGATGGACGCGCAGACCCTCGCGCGCGCGATGGGCAACTCGGTGTCACCGGAGCGGTACTCCGCACTGCTGCCCGCGTTCACCGCGGCGATGCGTGAGGCCGGGTGCGCCACCGTCGAGCGCGCAGCGATGTGGTGCGCGCAGCTCGGCCACGAGTCCGCTGGACTGCTCTACATGGAGGAGATCGCCGACGGCTCCGACTACGAGGGCCGCGCCGACCTCGGCAACACCCACCCCGGCGACGGCCGCCGGTTCAAGGGGCGCGGCCCGATTCAGGTCACCGGCCGTCACAACTACACCGAGTGCTCACGGTGGGCGTACGGCCGCGGCCTCGTCCCGTCGCCGACGTACTTCGTCGACAACCCGGCCGAGCTCGCCTCTGATCGGTACGGGTTCCTCGGTCCGGTTTGGTACTGGACCGTGGCCCGGCCGCGACTCAATGCGTTCGCCGATGCCCGCAACCTCGAGGACGCCACCCGCGCGATCAACGGCGGCCTCAACGGCATCGCCGACCGCAGCACCCGCTATCAACGGTGTCTCGACATGGGCGCCGCACTACTCCCGACCGGAGGTTTCCTCATGGCCCTGACCGACCAGCAGCAACAGGAGATGTACGAGGCGATCTGCTCGCCGCAGCGTTCGCTCGTCGAACCCGAGCACCTCGACGGCGAAGAGCCCGGCGCGTTCAACTCTCCGACCTACGCGCGCACCGCGGACTACCACGCATTCCATGCGCACCGGCTCGCACAGCAGAACGCGGCCGACATCGCGCAGATCAAGCGGCAGATGGAGGCGCGGCGATGATCAAGAACGACAACGTCCGCAAGGGCCTGTACGTCGCTGCGGTCGCCATCGGTGCAGCTCTCATGGTGTTCGGGTTCATCGACCAGGACACCGCCGACCAGATGGTCAGGATCGCTGCGGGCGCGCTGCTCGGTGGTATCGGGGAGCTCGCGCGTCGCAACGTCAGGCCGCGACCTGCCGGTGTCTCGGCCGATGGGCTCGCCCAGGTCGTGACCGACGCGGTCGAACGCGCAGTGGCCGACCGAAACGGCATGGGGATCCCGGCCATCCTCACCAATTCGGCTGTGCCGGACGGCGTCAGCGTCGAGGCGATCCGCCGTTCGATCGAGCGGCAGCTCGGCCAGAGCAAGGGGTGACTGATGGCCGACGGTGACGTCGACACTGTGGAGATCCCCGACGAGGCGCTGAGGCACCCGGTCGTCATCGCGGTGATGGTGCTGTTCGTCGTGCTGGTGGTGGCTGCGCGCGCGATCCCGTACGCGCAGCGGACCATCGGTCCGGCGTGGCGGTGGGCAACCGGCCGGGACACCCGTGCGTACTCCGAACTCCTGGGCGAGGTCGAGCTGCTGCGCCAGCAGCTCGAGGCGTCGCGCACCGAGCGGGCGCTCGCCGACGAGCGGCACTCACTGGAGATCGCGGGCCTGCGCACCCAGTACGAGTCCGACATGCGCCTGATCCAAGAGCAGCTGCAGGAGACCCGCCGTCAGCTGCTCGACGCGCTGACGAAGGGGGCCCCCACACCATGAGCGAGTCCCCAGAGATCTTCGAGCTCGACGACCCGATGGTCGTCGAGCTCGGTCGGTTCCTGCGTCGGGCGCGGCTGTCCAACGGCGGCGAGACCGGCATCCCCGAGGGGCATTCCGAGCTGCTCGCCCAGGCGTGCCTGAACTGGCTCAACAACCTCGTCTTCGACGACGGCGAATGGGTGACCCGCGCCGCGATCGAGGCCACCCCGGAACTCGGTGCCGTGGAGGTGACGGTGATCGGCGACAACGAGGCGGTCAAGATGCGGCACGCCCCGACCGGGATCACCGTCGTCAACCTGACCCACGAACTCGCGTGGGCCGAGCTCAAGCAGAAGGTGAGGGAGGTGGGCGTCGATGCCTAGCGATCCGATCGAACGGCTCTCGGTGGACCTTGAGGTGTTCGGTATCCCGCAGACCCCGGGTATGCCGCCGATGACCGAGACGTACCTGCATGTGCGTCGGCGGCAGGACGGCGCCGCGGAGTCCGCGGTGCTGGGCCTGCCCGTGTACGAGGGCAAGCCGGGCCCGGCCGGGCCCGCGGGGATGATCCACCAGGGGCAGCGGACGACCGCCGAGCTCGACGGTCTGGCCCTGGTGCTCAGTCCGGCGGAGCTGAACTACACCTACCGCAACACCGACAACAACAGCCAGTGGATCTGGAACGGCACCACGTTCCAGGTGTACGCGAACGCGTATGGCGCGCAGGGTAACCGCGGGCCCGCGCCGGTGATGAACGGCGGCAACGTCACGATCGACGGCGAGGCGCAGCCGGCACCGGCCGGTGTGCATGTCGACGGCGCGGACGGCGGGCCGTACACGGTGTCGGTCGCGCTGCCCGCGCTCCCTCCGGGCCCACCCGGGCCGCCCGGACTGGCGGGCCCGATCTACACCTCGGTGGACGTCTCGCAGACCACCCCGCCGGTCGACGGCCAGATGCTCGTGCACAGCCAGGCGCTCGGCAAGTTGGTGTGGGCCACCCCGATGGTGCCGTACCTCGAGTACGTCGTGTCATCCGAATCGTTCCCCGACGCCACCAAGAACTCGGGCGACGTGCGGCACACGCTGCTCGCGTTCGAGATGCCTGCACAGCCATTCGATTGGGAGGCAGAGATCCTCGGCGGCGTCGACGTCTTCCGAGAGATCGGGCACCGGATCGACATCGAGGTGCGGCTGTCATCGGACACCAGCGGTGCGCTGATCGGCTATGGCCGCGGCTCCGACGGGAACGGCTGGGAACGGCTCGTACTCAACCCGTACTCGGCAGTGCCTCTCAACCCTGGTGTCCCGCGGACCTCGATCATCCCGGCTGGAGTGAACAACTCGATCTGGGTGACCGCGATCAAGAAGGGCGGCACCACGAAGGCGTGGGGTGTTCGCAAGGACTTCGCGAACCTGCGGATCCGCGTGAACCGGGTGTTGTGATGGCCGCGTCACTGCTGAACTTCCCGCAGCCCAACAGACTCCGACATTTCCAGCCGCCGCTCGGCGGAAACAGCCCCGATCTCGATGCGGGCCGGGAGCTGCTGCGCAGGTTCGGGCAGTCGGTCGAGGATGTTCGCGCGCGGACCGGCCTGCTCGAGGGCGTCGTCGCCTACGGGAACGTGTCGATGACCCGCAACGAGTGGGTGGTCGGCGCCCGCCCGATCTTGCGTTTCGGCCACCAGGTCGGGGAGATGAAAGGCGTCTCTATCACCCCGGCCGGTGACGGCCTGATCCTCGAGTCCGAGGGATGCTGGCGCGTCGACTGCTATTCGACCGCCGCGGGAACTGGGTTCACGGGAGATCCGTGGGTGGATCTCGACGTCGAAGTCCAAAAGCCGGTCGGCGTCCCCGGCGACCCGGTCTACGACAGGAGGCGATACACCGTATGGCTGGGCGATGGTCAGGGGTCGGTGGGTGGCCCGGTCTCGTTCGTGGTCCCCGGACCCGGGTATCGCGTGTTCGCATTCGCGGCGTCGGCCCGCTGGCGCCGGATGCTCGGCGGCACCTTGTACTCGCAGATGTCAGTCAACAAGTGGGACAACAGGACAACGCACGCGGACGCGCCCCGCGAGGTCGGCGACGGCCCCGGCGCGCCGTAGGAAGGAGGTCGAGGTATGTCGATCGAGTACCAGCACATCACGGGCGGGTGGAAGATCACCGACTACGACAGTCGCGATGACCCGGACGCGCTGCCCGAACAACTGACGCTCAAGGGCAAGGTCACGTTCCGAGCGAAGTTCGACGCATTCGACCGGTTCGAGGCGATCCGGGTTCCCGGTGCCGGGTCGGTGCCGTCGTACCTGCTGTCGCTGCGCGACATGGTGTTCCCCGTGGTCGGGGGCCGACTGCAGGACCGGCAGGCGCGAGACGGCGTGTTGCTGCCGGTCGTGGTGGCGGGCGTCTCTGTCCAGTGGACCGCGACACCCGAGCTGACCGAGGACCCCGGCCGCGGCGTCAACGGGTCGCCGGTGAGCGCGAACGAAGTCACGTTCGGACCTGTCGCGCCAGGCGGCGACGGGCAGCGCCGACTGAACCTCGCGGACGTGGTCGACACGAATGTCGAGTACCCCGAGCCTGTCGTGTCCCGCGTGGCCGAGCTGGTCCGCGAGGCCGAGGCACTGGTCGTCGAATCACGTGCGCTCGATGCGAGTTCCCGCGATGCGGCCACCCGCGCCGAGGCTGCGCAAGGAGTGACCGAGGGCGCACGCGATGCGGCGGTCCTCGCGAAGAACGCGGCGGGCGCGTCGGCGATCCAGGCCGCGGCCGAGGCCGACGACGCGCTCGAGCAGGCGGGCCTGGCCAGCCAGTCCGCCGTCGCGGCGGGCCAGTCCGCCGGGGCCGCGGCCACTGCGAAGGGGCAAGTCGACGCGACGAAGGGGCAGATCGACACCATCAAGGTGCAGATCGACACCGCGCGCGATCAGTCGGTCACCGCCGCAGGACAGTCCCAGGGATTCCGAAACGAAGCCGAGCAGATCGTTGCCGATGCGGCCGCCGGGATCGTCCCCGACGGTGGTGTCACGACACCGAAGATCGTCGACGGTGCCGTCACGAACCCCAAGCTGGGGGGCCCGGTGCAATCCAGCCTCGCCAAGGCGGAAACTGCATCGCAGCCAGGCCACACCCACGCGATCGCGGACGTCACCGGGCTGTCCACATCGCTGGGCAACAAGGAGGACAAGGCTGCGAAGGGTGCGGCCAACGGGTACGCGCCGCTCGACGCGAGCGGATTCGTCCCCGCCACGAACCTCCCGTCGTACGTCGATGACGTCCTCGAATACGCGAACCTCGCCGCCCTCCCCGGCACCGGCCTCACCGGGAAGATCTATGTCGCCCTCGACACCGGCAAGATCTATCGGTGGTCCGGTTCGGCGTACGTCGAGATCTCGCCCTCACCGGGCAGCACCGACTCGGTCACCGAGGGTACGACGAACAAGTACTTCACCGATGCCCGCGCTCAGGCTGCGCTCGCGGGCCAGCTCGCCGCCAAGCTGCCAGCGACAAACCCGACAGTGACCGGCCTGCTGACCACTCAATCGCTCAAGGTCACCGGCGGCACTCCAGGGGTGGGCAAGATCTGGACCGGCACCGATGGCGCCGGAAGTGGGTCCTGGCAGAATCCACCCGCGACCGCCATCTCGGCGACCATCACCTGCTCGGGCACGAACCCTGACAACAACAACAACACGACCCCGTTCTTCTTCACCGACACGACGAACGCGGCCTTTTGGACGAGCGCGAACGACGATCGCATCCTCATCCCCGCCACCGGGGTGTACCTGATCACGGTGATTAAGGCGCAATCGGGAGGCTCGGACCAGTTCCGACTCTCGAAGAATGGCACCGCGACCATCCAGGCCATCGGGATGTCCCACACCGTCAACGCCGGCAACGCCTACAACAGCAAGTACTGGGCACAGCTCGACTGGTCAGGTCTGCTGATTGCGGGCGACTACCTGCACCTGATCACCAATGCGAGCGGCGGTGAGGCCGTGGCCGCCAACAGCCTGATCGTCACCATCACGAAGATCGGGTGACCGAGGGAACCTGACCGGCCCCGGCCGCGTCCAACCCTGCATGACCCCGGTCGAGCTCGTCCAGCTCGCGGAGCTGCACGCCACCGACCACCCTGCGGCACTCGCAGTGGCTCGGCGCGACCCCGAGTGTGCTCGGGTGCTGGCCGCGCTCGACCTCGTCGTGTGGGAGCTGCGCCAGCTCGGCACGAAATAG